CGGTACGTACGGCGGTGGTAGTAATGATAGCGTAAGCTATTATAACGAAAATACCTCTACTAATATGTTTCAATGTAAAATACAAAACGCGGGCGTAACAGATAAAAAAATAGTAGTAGGTAGACGCGATAACACCGACCTAGATATAATAGACGAGAACGGTAGTACCGATACCTATACAACGGCTAGCAGTCCTACCGACGCTTTTTATTTTACCGTTGGGGGACGTTGGACGGGCTCAATAGACTTTGCAGAATTTGACGGGCGTATTCATGAGATTATTGCCTACGACAATAAGATAAGCGACGCAGACCGCGACAAACTAATTTTTTACCTAAAAAATAAATGGAATATACAATAGAACTTACAGACGAAAAACAAACTTTAGACCTAGAGTATCTTTATACTTATGAGGACTTAACTAAACACCTTAACGATTGTATAAACGTAATAGCCCCTACGTTGGATATATTGCCAGATTTTAAAGAGCATTATACACCTAGTAACATAATGGACTATTACGACAAGCTAAAACGCAACTACGAGGTAAGGCTAAAACAATGGAAAAATAGAGGGGCTTTATGGAGCAATTAGTATTTGATATAGAGATACGCACCAAGCTAGACAAGGCTATAGACCAACTAAGCGAGGTAGCAGACCAAACCGAAAAAATAGCCGAGAGTACTAGCGCTATGAGTAAGGTAGGTAAAGCTAGTTTAGGCGCTATAAAAGGTTTAGCGGGTGGCTTTAAGGGTCTAGGTTTGGCTATGAAAGGGACGGGCTTACTTTTGCTTAACGAGGCTTTTAAAATGCTAAAAGAAATTATAATGCAAAACCAACCCGTAGTAGATGCCTTAGAAAAAGGTACTACCGCGTTAGGAATTGTATTTAACCAAGTGGCAGACTTTGTAAGTAATTTAGGACAACAAATATTTAACGCATTTTTACAACCTCAAAAAACTATAGATAGTATAAAAGAAAAGCTAATAGGCTTTAAAAATTATATAGTAGATAAGTTTAGCGGAGTAGGTACAATACTTACGGGTATTTTTAGCTTTGATATGGATATGATAAAGTCGGGACTTGAAGAGGTAAAGGGCGACTTTAACGACTTTAAAGAAGACGCTACCGCAGTATATGAAAACGTAAAAGACGTAGCGGTATCTACTTTTAACACAATAGTAGAAGAAAGTAAAAAGGCTATAAAGACCGCCGACGTATTAGTAGAGCAACGTAAACAAGTAGAACTATTAGAGGCGGGGCAACAAAAACTAATGCTACAATATCAAAACCAAGCAGAGCTACAAAGACAAATAAGAGACGACGAAAGCCTAACCTTTGCAGAACGTATAAAAGCAAACGAAGAGCTAGGGCAAATATTAGACAAGCAACTAGCAGAAGAGCAAAGCCTAGCACAAAAAAAACTAGACTTAGCTAAATTAGAGTTATCGGTAAACGAGGATAACCTAGAACTACAAAAAGCAGTTATAGAAGCCGAGACAGAAATAGTAGATATAGAAGAGCGTATAACGGGGCAACGGTCAGAACAACTAACAAACACTAACGCCCTAATAAAAGAACAAGCCGAGGCTATAAACGAGTTAAGGGTAGCGGGACTAAGCGAGCGAGAGGCAGAACTAGAACAGTTAAACCAAGACTACCAACACAAACTAGACTTAGCACGTAAAAGCGGAGTAGATACGGTAGCAATTACCGAAGAGTATAACAAGCAAGTAAATGACGCAAATAAAAAGTTTAGACTAGAGGATATAGCCACACAAAAAGCACTAGACCAAAAAGCTATAAAGCAAAGGCAAGCAAACGTAAACGCTTTAGGTCAGACTATCAAAATGGCGAGCGCTTTATTTGAAGAGGGTAGCGTAGCGCAAAAAGGTTTTGCCGTAGCTAGTGCGGTTATGGACACTTATAAAGCCGTTAATATGGCGTTATCTAGTGCACCGCCCCCGTTTAGTTATATACAAGCGGGTATAAGTTTAGCTATGGGTCTTAAAAATGTTAAGGAAATAATGAAAGTAAACCCTAAAAGCCCTAAAGCGCCTAGCGGTGGCGGTGGCGGTGGTGGTGCTAGTGCGGGGTCTGGTGGCGGACAAAGGCAAGGCGTAAATATGAGCGGGGTACATAGTGGTATAAACCAACTACAACAAGGCGCAGATTTTAACCTAGGGCAAAGCCTCGACGCGTTCGGGGGCGATAGTCCTATACAAGCCTACGTAGTACAACAAGACGTAGAAGAGCAACAACAAGTAAGTACACAAATACAAGAAAGAGCAACTTTATAAATTAAAATTATGACCAAAATAGTAGAACTTATTATAGACGACGAGGCGCTAGAAAACCAAGACGGCGTATTTGCTATAAGCCTAGTAAACCAACCCGCTATACAAGAAAATTTTATAGCACTAAAACAAGCTAGTAAAAATATAGAGGTACAATTTAACGACCTAGATAAAGAGCAACAACTACTAATAGGCGCGGTACTGATACCTAACAAACAAATACTAAGAGTAGACGAGGACGGTAAAGACTACTACGTATACTTTAGTAAGGAAACAATACGAAAAGCTAGCGAGCTCTTTTTTATGCGTGATAAACAACACAACCACACGCTAGAACATAATAAAGATATAACTAACCTAACAGTAGTAGAGAGTTGGATAAAGACAAGTAAAATAGATAAAAGCCATGAGTACGGTTTTAAAGACTTGCCTATAGGGACTTGGTTTGTATCGGTAAAAGTAAACGACCGTACGGTATGGGACAAATACGTTAAGAGCGGTAAGGTACAAGGCTTTAGTATTGAGGGTTATTTTACAGATAAGCAGACAACACTAAGCGAAGACGAGAACATACTAAACCGTATACGTAAAGTTATTCGCGAGAGCGGGCTATAAACTTATCTTTACTTTGAAAGTCTAGGGCATAATGACACTTGTAACAGAGTAGTCTAATATTGTCGGGGTCTAGTCTTAACTCGGGGTATAAGCCTTTAGGTTTTATATGGGCAAAGTGCCACGCTTTAGCCTCGTTACCTAAATGCTCTTTACAGTTAGTACAAACGTGCGGGCGTGCTTGCCATATCTTAAAAAATAGGGCTTTCTCGCCCGTCTTTTTTCTACGTTTCATTTTTTATTTAAAGATAAACTAACTTTTATAAAAAGCATCTTTGTATAGGTGTAACTTATACTTAAATATGAAAAACACTATTAACCAAATTAAAGCCATTTTAGGAATGGAAACTAACGAGGTCGAGCTTATGGCGGAGGCTATGCTAGTGGACGGTACTAAAATTGGTACAGATGCTGAAAAATTTGAGGACGGCGTTCTAGTATTCGTAGTAGGTGAAGACGGCGAAAAAATGCCACTACCTACGGGAGAATATGAAGTAGAGGGCGGCGCTAAAATGGTAGTAAGCGACGGAGAAATTACAAGCCTTACGCAACCCGAAGAGGACGGCGAAGAGGCAGACCTTAAAAAGGACGAAAAAGAAGAGGAAGAGATGAGCGCGGAGACCGTAGACTTATCTAACTACGTTACTAACGAAAACTTAGTAGACGCCTTAGAGCTTATTCGTTCTGAATTTAAAGACACCGTAGAGGGTCTTACTAATGAGAATACAGAACTTAAAGAGACTGTACAAAAACTTAGTAAATTATCGGCAGTAAAGCCACTAAAACACAATGCACCAACAAGCCCTAGTAAAATAGAAACGGGTAACAAGCATTTAGATATTATTTTAAACGCTAAAAACAACTAATAAAATGGCAAATAAAAAACACGAATTTAACTATCCTGTAGTAACAAACAACACTTACGCGGGCGAGTTGGCACTACCTTACATTACAAGCGCGGTAGCATCTAACTCAATAGAAAACGGCTACTTAACATCTTTAGCGGGTGTACGTAACAAAGCGGTAGTTTCTTCTTTAGTATCGGCTGACCCTATCGTAGGCTCGGCTTGTGGTATTACTAACGGCGACAACTTAACTTTAGACGAGGCAGTACTTACAACTACCGACGTAATGGTAAACGAGGCATTATGTAGAGGTAAACTGTACCCAACTTGGGTAGCGTCTCAAATGAACGGGTCAAGAAACGGCGAGCCTACAGACTTTATAGACTTTGCGGCGTCAGTTGTTGCGGGACAGTCAGCTCAACAAGTTGAACAATTTATTTATAAAGGGTCTACTACTTTAGGTACGGGTCTTATTTCTAACGACGGTGCTATTGACAACGACGGAGTACAAGCGGGTAAATTATACCTAGCGGCTAACTATATCGACTTAGGGGCGGCACTTGCAGAGGGTAATATCTTAGCTAAAATGCAAGCGGCATATGACAAAGCCGTAGACCAATGCGCGGGTATCTTAACACATGACGACTGTCAATTCTTAGTAAGCCCTAAAACTTACGCTTTATACTTAGGTAAATTAGCGTCTAACGGTGGCGGTTACGAGCAAAGAGGATATAACCAAAAATTCGGCGCAGTATCTTACTTAGGCGTAGCGGTTAATATGGCACAAGGTATGCCAGACGACGCAATTATCTTATGTAGAGCGTCTAACTTATTTGTAGGTACTAACTTAGGTACTGATATGACAGAGATGCAAGTTATACCAAGATACCAATACGACGGTAGCGACTTTATTCAGTTAGTTATGCGTTTCGGGATTGGTGTACAAGTAGGTCTTAAATCTGATTGTATTCTAGCAGTAAATCAAACTATATCATAGTTGGTACGACTTATTACGGTGGGGCTTTATGCCCTACCTTTTTATAACCTTTAAAATATAAAAATATGAGTTGTAGCATAGCAACGGGTAAAAGTATACTTTGCCAAAATGACGTAGGGGGTATAGACCAAATAGCCCTAATAAGCGGTATAGATGCTAATAGACTTAGTACAGTAACAGTAACTAGCGGGGTAGCCTCGGCAGTAGAAACGGCTAGCGCGTCAGCGGGTACTTGGTACGTAATAGACTTAGATAAATACCAAAGTAATTTTAACCAAACTATTGTTACAAGCGATAGCGGGGTAGCATACCAACAAGACCTAGAGATAGTTTGCAGAGGCGTACAAGGAACTACTATTGATTTATTCGAGGATATAGTAGCGGGTATATGGCAAATTATGATAAGAGACAATAACGGTATTTACTACCTAATGGACTTTAAAAAAATGGTACGTTGTAGCGGTGGGTCTTTTATTCATAACGGCGATACGGCACTAGCTGACCCTATAGGGTTTACTTTACAGTTTAGCGCTATGGGTACAGAGCCCGCAATAAATATGACAAGCGCGCCCGAATCTGTAACGGCTAGTAAAATTACTTTAAGCGGTACACAAATATAGAACGGTTTATTTGATTAGTTAAATTAAAGGTGGTAGGAGTTGAAAGCCTTACCGCCTTTTCTTATATTTACAGATATGAAAATGAAACTAAAAAAGAAATATATAGGTAGCGCAGTATATTGTCCTAAAAAAACTATACTAAGCGATAACTTACCCGAGCATTTACTTACAACTATTTATAAACTAAACCCTAATTTATTTACTAGTGTTAAGCCTAAAAAAAATACCGAACTATCGGAATAAAATAACGGTTAATTACTCTAGTAATTTGTTTAGTAATGCAATAAACAAGAGTAAACCCGTATTTATACCTAATTCTACGCACCAAGTACCTACTGTATTAAGTGCGCCTACACACTATTTAATAGAATTAATAGAACAAACTACGGGTAAGGTATACGATACGCTACTACAAAAGTCTAAAGAGAGTAGTAACGCTAGGTATATTACTTTTGACCTACGTATAGATTTAGCTACGCTAGAAACCCCAACGCGCAACGGTGTAATAGGCTTAGATAACGCGGGTAAATACGACTATAATATATACGGCGTACTAGAAAACGCAGACTACCCCGCAACGGTGCAAGGTAAGAGCGACCAAAACGCGCGTATACTTATAGATAAGGGGGTAGCTATGGTTTACGATAGTTACGACTTTACTAATACATATTATAACCCCGATAGGCAAACTATACCTACGGTAATATCTTATAAGAATGAGTAAGCTACATACATTTAATAACTCTTACGAGTATACAGACGATAGCGAAGTAGTAAAGAGCTCAGACGAGTACGTAAGCTACGGACAGAATAACGACTACCCTAACTACCTTATAGACTTATACCAAAAGTCTAGCGTACACAATGCGCTTTGTAATTCTATAGCGTCTTGGATATATGGCGACGGGGTAACAAGTCCCGACAAAGACGTAAAGGTAGAGGCTTGGGCTAAGTTTTTGCAACTATTCGATAAGGGCGTAGGTAAAAACACTATACAAAAATGCGTTTTAGACCTTAAAGTACAAGGCGGTTTCTATTTGTCTTTATCTTATTCCTTAGACCGCACTACTATAACAGACGTAGAGCATATACCTTACGAGAATATGAGAACGGGCGAAGAGACCGACGGCAAAGTAGATTTTTACTACTATTCTAAAGATTGGAGTAACGTAAAAAAGGCGGGTTACGATAAAGTCAAAGCCTTTGACCCCGAACAAAAACACGCTTTTCCAAGTCAAATAGCTTGTTTTAAAATGTATAGCGTAGGGTCTTACTATTACCCAAAGCCCGACTATCAAGGGGGACTAAATTATATTAACCTTGATAAGAACGTAAGCGAATACCACCTAGCAAACATACAAAACGGTCTAGCGCCTAGTTTTTTACTATCATTTAACCAAGGTATACCTAGCGAAGAGAAACGCAGAGAGGTAAAACGCCAAATAGAAAACGAGTTAAGCGGGTCTAAAAACGCGGGTAAGTTTATACTTTCATTTTCAGACGACCGCGCCAACGCTCCAGAAATTACAAGTTTTGCACTCTCTGACGCTGACAAGCAATATGAGTTTTTAAGCAAAGAAATAACTAACAAAATTATGATAAGCCATAGAGTAGTAAGCCCTCGTTTATTTGGGGTAAACTCTGACGGTGGCGGGCTTGGTAATAATGCGGACGAGTTACGTACGGCTAGTATATTATTTGAACAAACAGTAGTAACGGGCTATAGGGACTTATTAACCGAGGCGCTAGAATTAATAATGTTTGAAGCGGGCGAGGGTATAAAATTAGAGTTTGAAAGCGCGCAACCATTTAGCGAAGAGGTAGAGGTAAAACGTACAGTAGAAGAGGTAGAGGCTACTAGCTTATCTAGTGAAAAAAAAAAGAAGAAACGCAACTATAAAACCCAAGACGACGTAGACCGTACACCTACTAAAGGTATGGTAGAAGAGGCTAAAAAGGGTTTAGAGTGGCGTAGAGAATATAAGCGAGGCGGTACAGAGGTAGGAGTAGCTAGAGCTCGAGATATTAGCAACGGTAAAGACCTTAGTATAGATACTATTAAACGTATGTACTCTTACTTTGAACGCCATGAGGTAGACAAAAAAGGGCAAGGCTTTAACATAGGCGACAAAGGTTTTCCTAGTGCGGGGCGTATAGCTTGGGCTCTTTGGGGTGGCGACGCGGGTCATAGTTGGAGTAGAAAAAAGGTAAAAGAGGTAGCTAATCTAAGCGAAAACGTACACCTATGCGACGAGGACGCTCACAAATGGCTAGAATACCTAGACAAAGTAGGCGAGGTAGTAAATACTAACTCTTGGGAACTTGTAGAAGAAACAGAGATAGACGACACTAAACTAGAGGCGCAATATCATAACGAGCCGTATAAGTTTTTTAAACGATACGCTAACCCCGAGGAAAAGAGTAAAACCGATAAGGGACTATTTAAAGTACGTTATAGATATAGTAGAAACCTAAGTAAGAATAGCCGTTTATTTTGTAAGAATATGGTAGCAAACGCAAAGCTAGGAGTATCTTATAGGTACGAGGATATTAGACAAATGGGTAAAGAGGGTATAAATGGCGAGTTTGCCCCAGAGGGTAAAAGTACTTACTCTATATGGGAGTGGAAAGGTGGGGTATATTGCCACCATAAATTTATACGTCAAGTTTGGAAACGTAAGCGAAACGCAAGCGGACAATTTTTACCAAACGACGGGCTTAATAACGATACAGAAGTAAGCCCAAATACAAGAGGTACGGGTATAACAAACCCTAGAGGGTGGCGTAAGTCTAGTACCCCTACAATAGATTTACCTAATAGAGGAAGTTTAAAACATAAAAACAAGTAAATAAAATGGCGTTAGATACAAGACAAAAAAGTAAAGCAAGATATACCAAGGGCGAAGTAGCCCAAACAGTAACACCAAGCAATAGTTTAAAAGTAAGCGACGTACCGTTTAACTTATACGTAGGTACGGGGGGCGACTTAAAGGTAGATACAATAGACGGGCAAACGATAACTTTAAAAAATGTAGCTAGCGGTACTTATCTTGATTTTATCAAAGTAAATAAAGTATATTCAAAAGGTACAACCGCAAGCGATATTATAGCAATACACTAAAATTATGGCTTTACCTACTCAAGTAATATTTGTAGACGCTGACTATATAAAAGCATATAGTCAAGTTGGGGGCAGTATAGACGAAAAATATTTTTTACCCGCTATACTAACCGCTCAAGATAAATACATACAACCAATACTAGGTACTAATTTATATAAGTATCTCAAAACAAATGTAGCTAGCTTACCTACTGCATACGCTACGCTTATGGACGATTATATAAGGCGTACGGTTATGTATTGGTCTTTAGTAGAGTTATACCCTTATTTATCTAATAAGGTTTTAAATAGCTCTATTTCGCAAATTAGCGGGGATAACGCAACGCCAATAAGTAAAAGCGAGGTAGATAGTCTAATAGCTAAAGAACGTAATAACGCGCAATTTTATAGCGAGCGTTTAATAGACTATTTACAAAATAACAATAGCACCCTAGCAGAATATAACGCGGGTAGCGGTGCGGATATGAGCCCTATTACTACAATATACTACGAGAACGGTTTAACTATTTCGGGAGCTCCGACTTATAACCCGTATATGTGGATAAAACCTAAAAAATAATGGGGCGTCCTAAAGGCAGTAAAAATAATAAAGAGCAATACGAGAAATTATTAAAGCTCTACCTAGAAAAAAAAGGTAAAAAATGCAAGACAAAATAGACACCGTAGTATTTAATACTATAAACGCGGGAGCGGTTGGTATTACCTTTGTAGATATAGAGCAAGCGCTTACAATATTACTATTAAGTACGGCTTTATTGTATAATATTAAAAAGCTATTAGACAAATGATAAAGCACTTTAGCCCTAAAGAGTTTAATTGCGACGGCGTAGAATGTTTTAGCAAAATGGACGACGAGCTTTTAATTATGTTAGATATGGCGCGCCAGACTGCGGGAATACCTTTTATTATAAATTCTAGTTGGCGGTCAGAGGCTAGGAATAAAGCCGTAAAAGGAAGTAAAAACTCGAGCCACCTACGAGGCTACGCGGTAGATATTCGTTGCACTAACTCGGCGGATAGGTTTACAATGATTGACGCGCTAATAAACGTAGGTTTTAAGCGTTTAGGAATAGCTAAAACTTTTATACACGTAGATAACGACCCAAGCCTACCCGACGGCGTTACGTGGCTTTATTAATGGGGTGGGAAATTTCTATAGGGTTTTATACGGGTATACTCTTAGGGGTATACTCTCAAAGATACCAAGACGGTACGGGGCATTATTTATATATGCCTTTTTGTTTCATTTGTTTAGACTTATATAATGATTGATTTTATTAGTAATAATTGGGGCGAGCTTGTTATAGGCGCGCTAGCATTTGCTAAAGTTGTAGTAAACATTACGCCAACTAAAAAAGACAACAAAGTATTTGCCAAGCTAGACGGCTTAGTAAACCTATTAGTAAAAGACAAACTAAAAAAATGATTTACTTTTTAACTGTATTACTAATATTTACCCCCGCTATAGTTTACTATTTATTAGAGTGGTTTTATGATAAAGACTAATATTTTAAAAAACATAGGTAAAGTAGCGGACGTTTTTAAAGAGGGGCAACGCAATAAAAAATGGAGCGCAAAGCGTAGCGTATCGGGTGTACTTGTTACGGCAAGCGTTACCGATATGGCGACCAACGGACTAAACGAGTACAACGTATTACTATCTTTTATAGCGGTATTGCCTTTGTGCTTTAGCGTTTTTAAGAATGAGTAAGCCCGATAGCTTTAACCGTATGCGGTTAGCACCCGAAGAGGTAGACCTTATAAAAAAACATAGGGGCGAGTACGTCGAAAATATAAACGACAACTCGTTACTAGAACTACACCTTAAAGAGCGGGGAATACATAAAAAAGACGTAGTAAGCGTTAAGCATTGGCAGAACTTTAAAGGCGAGCCACGTTTTAGCATTGTTACAAAACAAAACCGCGACGACCTACAGATATTTAAAAAGGTACAAGACTACGTAAACGCCCACGCACCTACTTACAAGTATATACAACGTAAAGAAAAGGACGGGCATCTATTAGTAATAAACCCCGCCGACGTTCATATAGGTAAATACGCTAACGCTTTAGAAACGGGCGACGAGTATAACGTAGATATAGCAGTAAAACGCGTTTTAGAGGGCGTACAAGGGCTTATAGATAAGTCTAAGGGCTTTAATATAGATAGGGTTTTATTATGCTTAGGAAACGACATACTACATATTGATAACGTCTATAACACTACTACAAAAGGTACGCACCAAGACACCGACGGCGGTAAATGGTGGGAGTTTTACGACGTGGCTCTACAACTCTACGTAAAAGTTATAGAGATGCTACGCCATATAGCCCCCGTTGATTGCGTACACTCTATGAGTAACCATGACTACCAGAGCGGGCACTACCTAGCCAAGACTATAAAGGCTTGGTTTAGAAAAACTAAAGACGTAAGAGTAGACGCGGGCGCGTCGCATAGAAAATACTATAAGTACGGTAATAGCTTAATAGGTTTAGAGCATGGCGACGGGGCTAAAGTAGATAACTTACCCCTACTTATGGCTAACGAACGCCCTACAGATTGGTCTTGTACCTTATACAGGTATTGGTATTTACACCATTTGCACCACAAAATAAAATATAAATATAGAGACGCTAAAGACTATATAGGGGTAACTATTGAGTACTTGCGTAGCCCCTCGGGGTCGGATAGTTGGCACTCTCGTAAAGGATATACGGGCAGTAAAAAAGCCGTAGAGGGTTTTATTCACTCTAAAAAAGACGGTCAAATAGCCCGACTTACCCACTACTTTTAAAATTCAAATGTAAAATATTATATATTTTATTTAAGGCTATTTTTAGCCTCTCTAAGAGACTTTGTACTTTCTCTAGTACGAGTGCGCCCCTACATTTCTACGGCGCAGAAATTTAAACGTAAAAAAAATATTGCTTGCGTGCTTGCGTAACTGTAAATTTTAATTTACATTTGCGTATGCATTCGAGATAGGGGGCTAGTTATTTGACATATTGATATAGTTATATACGTAAAATGCTACGGACGGCTATAGTACTAACCTAGGGGTAAGGGAAACCCAAACGCGGAACGCGGGAGGCTTTAGGGTTAGAGTAATGCTATACAAGTACAAACGCTAAGTACTTTAATCGTTAGGACGTTTTTAACTTATCAAGCTGACGCCATAGGGGGCGTACCTAAATACCCGTTATACTGATGAGCCTATAAAGGCGAAACGCTAGTACAATATGCTAGCGTCTATAACTAACTAAAATTTATTAAAATGGAAAAAATTAAAAACTACCAAAAGCTAAACCGTCTAAGTTGTAAATATGATATGTATTGTAACGCTACTTTAGATGATACTTGTAATAACCTTTTTAGAAACGACGTAAGCGCTATAAGGTTAATACGAGCCACCAACCCCGCCGACGTAACCGACGAGCATATTAAACGTATGCAAGAGATAAACAAAACGTGTAAGGCTATAGTAAAGCAAATAATTAAAAACCAAAACAGTTAAACTGACGAGACCTAAAAGGTCGAAACGCTACCCTACGGGGTGGCGTCTTTAACTAACTAAAATTTATTATTATGAAATACGGAGTATTAGAGGGGGGTAAATTAACTAGGTTTAAAAACCCTACCAATTTAAAAGAACTAGCAAAGAGCGTACTAACTAGAGAAATATTAAAAGAGTTTGTAATGCCTAACACCTTTAAAGAGGGCGTACAAATGTATTTAGATAGTTGGGTAGAGTGGAGCTACGACACCGAAGAGCCCGTAGAGATGCCTAGCCAAATAGTAGACGTAGCGGTAGATACTATAGTATACTCTAATAAACATTTTATAGACTTACGTACTAAAGTAGAGATAAGCAACGAAAAGCGCGCTAAATTAAACGAGTATATAATAGACTTAATACTAGAAAATTTAGACTAATGTTAAACTGATGAGCTCAAAAGAGCGAAACCCTAGTACGAGTTGCTAGGGTCTTTAACTAATCTTTAAATTTATTATTATGCGAGAAAACACGCACCTAACCAGACTACTAGCGTATCTTAAAGACAACCCTAGTATTACGCAAAAACAATGTACAGACGAACTAGGTAACACTAGGTTAGCGTCTACAGTATTTAAACTAAACCGACACTTTGAAAGTAACGGGGACGACTTAACTATTATAAGCCTACCGCGTAAAGTACCTACAAGGTTTAGAACTAAAGACGGTAGCCCTAAAGTAACTACGGTAGCAGAGTATAAACTAGTCTCTAAGGCTAAACATATTTTTAACTCTGACTATGACCCCGTTGGCGAAGTAACCGACCTTATTAACTCTTTAAATATTAAGTAATGACAGAACAAGAGAAAAAAGGACTACTAGAAAACGTAATAAACTTACTAGAGGGTATACATAATAATACCGCTATAGATACAGACCCACAAAAAACACTTATAGAGGGGTTAAATAAAGTCTTTAGCGACAATAGACTAAACCGTACTAGGTTAAACTACGCTATAGAGAAACTAAACGAACTAAAACTAAACTTAAATTTACCACAATGAGCCGATTATTTGAACAATTTGTAGAGCAAGTATTTGTTAACAACCCGTACGCGTACGCCGACGAGGTACAAAAAGAGCTAGACGTACAAGAACAAGAATATAAACACCGACAAAAGCGCCTTATACTATGGCAAAATGGTACGGTAACGCTATTAAATGGCGGTACGGTTAAAGAGTGGGTAGAGCTTGGGCGACCTAAAAACCCTAACCTATGAAAGTAAGACTACGAAGTAAGCGCGGGCTCGTACATAATTGCGAGACGCCTAAAGCGTGGGCGGTAAAGTCGGGTAAGGATATGGTATTTGTACCTAAAAGTAAGAGCGTAGTAACTCCTGTAGAGAGTAGTAAGTATATTAACTGCGATAAAGAAGAGTATTTGTACTACGACCTTATAGTAGCTAACGGCTTTTTAGAGGGTAAAGAAGACCTTATAGAAACGCTAACGGATATATACCACCTCAATAAAATGTTGCATAGTAATAAAAGCGACGTACCATTTGTACAACCTAAAGAAGTTTTACCAAATGGAAGAGCGTAAAGAGTTTATTTACCGTATGCTTACAATGATAAGCGAGGTGCAAGACAAACCTAATTTTAATATAAAGGACGTAGTAAACCTACTAGAGTTTCAGCTACACGCTAGAGACAAAGAGGTAGCTACAGACTTTAAAGAACAAGCCCTAAGTAAGTTTAGTTTGTCGGGCTTACATAAAAACAGTTACAAAGAACTAGACAAATATTTTAACTTAATCTTAACCAATTATTAAACCTAATTTTAAACAAATGGCACAAGCTGAAATTAAAAACGCAAAAATTGAACTAGTAACGCCTAACGGAACGTGGCAAACTAGCGACGGGTCTAAGACCTTTTACAAATTCGAGATAAGTTTTGACAACGGAGACGTAGGCGAATACTCTAGTATTCATAAAGAGCAAAACAAATTCGAGGTAGGGGCTACCGTAGACTACGAATATTACGCGGGTAAATTTCCAAAGATTAAACCCGTATACGCTAAACCTAGCGTACCTTATGGTAACCCCTCGGGTAGCTTTGGTAAGTCTGACGACGTGCAAGTAAAGATAGTTAGACAAAGTATGCTAAAAGCCTCGGTAGACTTTTGGGCTATTACCCCACAGTTAAAGCCAACGGTACAAGATATACTAATAACGGCTAAAAAGTTTATAGACTTTGTAAACCAAGAGGACAACCTACAATTTTCTAAAGAGTTTACTACGCCTAGCAGTATCGAAAATAAATTTAAAGAGGCTAGCATAGAGGCAGAACATAACGACCGCGTAGAAGAGGAAAACCTACCCTTTTAGTTAGTTAGTTAAGGTAGGTTAAGTAGAGCCCCTACGGGGGCTTTACTTTTTTTTTAATTTAAACTATATCAAAATGAACTTATACAAACCTAGAAATAAGCAAGAGGTATACCTTTTTAAGTATTACAAGAGTAAAACGGATATATCTAAAGCGCTAAAACTAACGCGCCCTACAGTCGATAAGATATGTAGAGACCCTAGCTACTTTATTAAGTATGCCGACCGTATAGCAGAGGCAACTAAACGACCTTTTAAAAAGGTTATTAGATACGTAAACAATGGTTTATAGTTTCCATACAGACCACGCAAAAGCCTACGGGGTAGATGAAGCTATAGTAATCTATAATTTATTGTTTTGGATAGCTAAGAACAAAGCCAACAATAAAAACGAGTACGACGGTAGTACATATACCTACAACTCTATAAACGCGTTTAGGTCTTTGTTTCCGTTCTGGAGTGAACGACAAATAGGTAGAATACTAAAAAGCCTAGAAACTCAAAACGTAATAAAAGTAGGTAACTATAATAAGGCTAAGTACGACCGTACTAAATGGTACGCGTTTGTAGACTACCAAACAATATACCAAACGGTAAAAAGCAACTTACCGAACGGTAAAAAGGAATTTACCAAACCGTTAAAAGCAAATAACCAAAAGGTAAAACCTATACCATATACTAAAACTACATATAGTAAACCTAATAATAATAACATATATAAAGAGTGTGTTAGCGTCTACGACGCTTTTATTAAAAATAGGTTAGATATGCCCGCAAAGATTAACGGGGCAGAGGGTAACGCTTTAAAGCAGATTATAGCGTACTTAAAAAAGTCGGCGAGCTCAAAAGGTTTAAACGACGAAACTACTATAGACGGTTTTAAATATATCTTAAATAGTTGGGACAAGCTCGAGCCGTTTTTACAAAAACAGATAAAGCTAACCCAAATTAACAGTAACTTAACTAACATAATAAACGACTTAAAAAATGGACGCGGACAAAATAAAGCAAGCGGTAGCGCTCTTAGGGACAAGCTCCGAGCAAAGTACACGTAATTTACCTAGCGCGGTAACAACCTTTAACGAGGTAAGCCTAGTAGATAACCCCAGAGCTTTTAAAATGCAAGTAATAAACCTAGACGAAAAAAGCCTAGCGCATATAATATTAAAGCATAAGCCCAAGAGCTTACAAAAAATAGCTAAAGAGCAAAGCAACGAAAAGGTAGTAGACCTAATTAGTATACTTATTATAGAGGTATTAGAGTGGTATAATGTTAAAAACTCTATGAGCGACACGCAGATAGTAGACGTTGCGTATATGGTATACAATGAGTTTAAACGCTTTAATTTATACGATATAGGGCTTTGCTTTAACCGAGGCAAAACGGGTAAGTATGGTAAAGTATACGACCGTATAGACGGGGGTATATTATTTGAGTGGCTAACTAGGTACGATATAGACCGAACAGGTAACATAATTACAATACGAGAACAAGAGAACGCACTACATAAACAAGCCTTTAGAGAGCGTAGTAGTGAGACAACTATAAAAGACTATCTAAATGGAAATAACTAACGAGTGCAATATGAAACTAATGGCTAGGTATGAGGACAATTATTTCGACCTAGCAATAGTAGACCCACCTTATGGTATTGGTGCTGGTGGGAAATCTTTTAAAAATGGAACAAGCAAAAACAAAACAATAGGATATAAAAATAAAGATTGGGATAATAAAATACCAAATAAAATTTATTTTACCGAATTATTTAGGGTAAGTAAAAACCAAATTATTTGGGGTGCTAATTATATGACAATACATTTACCTCCAAGCATGGGGTGGATATTTTGGGATAAAGGAACAGGGGACAATAGTTATGCAGACGGAGAAATAGCTTTTAGTTCTTTTAATAGAGCCTTAAAATTATATAAAGTTTCTTGGGTAGGGGCAAATGCTAACAATGGCACACCAAGAATACATCCCACAGAAAAACCAATTAGATTATATGAATGGCTGTTAATGAACTATGCTAAAGAGGGCGACAAAATACTAGACACGCACCTAGGTAGCGGTAGTATAGCTATAGCTTGCCATAACTTAGGGTACGACCTTACGGCTTGCGAATTAGATAAAGAGTACTACGACAAAGCTATAGAGCGTATAGAACAACATAAAGCGCAGTTACGTATATTTTAATATTAAACCCTTACTTTAAACGGTAGGGGTTTTTTTATGCTCTAAAAATTAGGCGTTTAGCTATTGTAAGGGTATAATTTTTGTAGTATTTTACCGCTATGAAAATTAAGAGCCGTAAAGCTGACGAGTATACACTACAAAAAAACGTTTGTATATACTTAGACTTGCAGTATAAAAACGTATTCTATAACGGAAGCGCGGGCGGTCAATATCAAAAGTACGTAAGCCAAAGAGTAAAAAATAAGGCTTGCGGTTACAAGTCGGGTTTTCCCGACCTTTTTATATATGAGCCTCGTACTATTGACGGGGTACTATATAACGGTCTAGCTCTGGAGCTGAAAGTAAAAGGCAACTACCCAAGCACAAACCAAAAAAAAGTACTAGAGATACTAAACGCAAAAGGATATAAGGCGGTAGTATGTACGGGGCTAGAGCAAACACTAGAAACAATAGACAACTATTTAAAACGCTAATATATGCCTATACCTAAACCAAAAGCTAACGAGAGTAATAAAGAATTTATAGAACGGTGCATGATTGACGAGGTAATGACTAGCGAATATAAGAACGAAAAACAAAGGCTAGCTATATGTAGTAGCCGTTTAAAACTAAAACCATTAAAAGGCAAACGATAATAGAGGCACTATACGAGCATTTTAAAGAGCTCGTACACTTTGCTACGCCACTAACAAGAGATAAGGGGCTAGCCGAGGACGTAGTACAAGACGTATACCTACAACTATTAACTAGTGATACTAACCGCTTACTATGGATATATGCAGAGGGGGGCGGTCTAAATTATCTAAAGAAAATAATAGCCGTTAGAGTGCTTAGTAAAAAGTCTCAATTTTACCGAAAGAGAATACTATACAATAAAAACAAGGTAAAAACAGATATAAGCGATTTAGAGCACTTTTTAAATGTAAAGGTAATAGATACACCCCAAGACTATAAAGAGCGTTTAAAACAAACCTTAGACACCACCCTAGAGACGTTTAACTATTACGAGCGTAACCTATTTTTATTATACTATGAGAGTAACCTAACGTATAACGAATTAGCAGAAGAGACGGGCATACCTAAAATATCAATATTCAATACAGTAAGAAAAGTAAAGAAACAACTAAAAGACAAAGTAAATGTTTGCACCGACTGACGTACAAAACCAGAGGCTAACAACTTGCCGTAAGTGTAAGTTTTTTAAAAAGAAAAGTAATACTTGTGGTACTCCAATAGTAGGCGATACGGTAAAGTATAGAAAAAAAGAGTATAAACTTTGCGGGTGCTTTATGAATATAAAGACTAGGCTAAAGTTTGCACAATGCCCACTAGGTAAATGGAACGAAGAGGCAAACATAACAGAGGCAGAATACAAAGAACTAAAAGAGTTATTAAGCTATACAGTAGATAAAGTAACAAGAGAGCAAAACAGACAAATAGCTATACTACATAGAAAGTATTTAAGTAGTAACGCTAGCCCGTCTAGTTGTGCCCCTTGTGTTGTAAAATTAATTAACGACCTACATAAAGTTGTAGAGCAATACGAAGACTAACACGTCAAAGAGACACAATTTGACACAAACCTAAAGCTATGATTTATATATTTATTTTAGTACCGCTTACTATTGCAGTCTATATATACACCTACAAACTATTAAACAAAGATTAAGCTATGAGTTTTAAAGTAGGTAATAAGTTAGCGGGTAGTCGTAAGGGTAAACCTAATAAAGCTACTAAAGAAATACGAGAGGCTTTTAAATTATTGATAGAGGACAATTTACCAAATATGAAAGTTTGGCTATCTGACGTAGCAGAGGAAGACCCCGAGAGAGCTCTAAACATCTTATTAAAAATGAGCGAGTTTATAGTACCTAAACTACAACGCCAAGAGATAGAGCATGAAATAAGAGATAAGCAAGTTGTAATAAACGTAACTAGTACCGAGGACTAAACAAGTGGAAACCCAAGCCGTAAATATTAAGCTATTCCCTAAACAGTTAAGAGCTCTAAAAGTATTAGAGGACAGTACGACGACCGAGTTACTTTATGGCGGTGGGGCGGGCTCTGGTAAAAGCGCTCTAGGATGCTTATGGCAAATATTCAGACGGCTACAATATGCGGGTACTAGGTCGGTTATAGGTAGGTCGGTTTTAAAGAACTTAAAAGCCACTACCTTAAATACGTTCTTTGAGATGAGCGAGCTAGTAGGGTTAGAGCCTAACGTAGACTTTAGGTATAACGGTCAAGACAGTACTATAACATTTACTAACGGCTCTATAATATATTTAAAGGACTTATTTAAACAACCAAGCGACCCCGAATTTACAAGCCTAGGGGGGTTAGAAATTACCGACGCTTTTATAGATGAGAGCGCAGAGGTAACCGAAAAGGCAGTAGATATACTAAAGAGTAGAATACGTTATAAGCTAACCGAAAATAATCTAATACCTAAGATACTACTAACGTGTAACCCGTCTAAAGGGTGGCTATATACAAAGTACTACCGCCCCGACGTAGAGGGTAAGCTACCCGACTATAGGAAGTTTATAAAAGCGTTAGCAACGGATAACAAATATTTAAGCCCGCATTATATAAGCCAACTAGAAAAGCTAGACCCTCTAACAAAGTCTAGGCTATTGTATGGTAATTGGGAATACGCAGACGACGACGCCCTACTATTTAATTATAACGCCCTAGGGGACTTATTTACTAATACCTTTATAGAGGGGGGTAGTAAGTTTATAAGCGTAGACGTTGCCCGTTTAGGTAGCGATAAAAGTATAATTTGTGTATGGAATGGCAAACGCCTAGAGCATATAGTAAAAATAGATAAGAACACTATAACACAATTAGCCCAAAAGGTTAAAGATATGGCTAACGAGCATAGCGTACCTATGAGCAAAATAGTAATAGACGCGGATGGCGTAGGGGGTGGCGTGGTAGATATGTTAAGCGGGTGCGTATCATTTGTAAACGGGTCGAAAGCCTTAAAGGGTCAGAACTACCAAAACCTTAAAACACAATGCTACTTTAAATTTAGCGAGGACGTAAATAACGGTAGGGTATACATAACTAACACTAAATACCGTAAAGAGATAATAGAAGAGCTAGAGGTAGTTAAACGCGACAAGGTAGACAAGGACACCCAAAAGCTAGCTATAGAGAGTAAAGATATAGTAAAGAGTAAGTTAGGACGTAGCCCCGACTTTGCAGACGCTATAATAATGCGGTGGTGGTATGAGGCTAAAGGTAACTACGGCGACTATGCTATAATTTAATAACTTTTAACTAAAATAACCTTTGTATATATAGAATGAAAAAAGAAGTAATACTAAACGTTCCCCAAAATTGGGGCGAGGTAACACTAGGTAACTACCAAAAGTACGTAGAGACTAGCGAGAGTAAAGACCCTACCGACGTAATTTATAATACTATAAGTAGCTTTTGTAACGTACCTACGGAAGTAGTAAAGCGTTTTAAACTAAAGGACTTAAAAACAGTATATAACAGTTTAAACAAACTAATAAAGGTAGAGCTTAACAAAGCCCTAATAAATAAAATACAGTTAGACGGTGTAACCTATGGTATGCACCCTAATTTGGATAGTATGACTTTTGGCGAGTATGTAGACGTTGAAGAGTTTACCAAAGAAAATATAGGAGGTTTTCATAAAGTACTAGCAGTATTATACAGACCGATAACGGAAGAGGAAAACGGTAAATATAATATAGAGCCGTACGAGGCAAGACACCAAGACAACGCCGAGAAATTTAAGGCGGTTAATATGGACGTAGTAAACGGGCTTACGGTTTTTTTTTACAATTTAGGGAGCAAGTGCTTGCTAACTTTTCAAGCCTCTATAGTGGAAGTACCGACCCCGACGGGTCAGACGTCGCCAGAGCCTACGGGTGGTTTGGTATCATAGATAGTTTAGCTAATAACGACGTAAGCAAATACGACGATATAACAAAGCTACCGTTTAAACAATGCCTACTAAAGCTATGTTACGATATAGATAAAAACAGAGAACTAAAACGCAAGCGTAAAAAAAATGATAACGTACAACGGAATAATAGAGTATTTTAAAGAGGTCGCTAATAAGCACACCCAAATAAATAGCTTTAGCTTTGGCGATATAGACGACGCCGACCTAGAGAAAATAGAAGAGTACCCACTATTGCACGTTGGCGTTACGGGTGCAAATATAGACGAGCGAGTAATAAGCTACGATATTAATATAATGTTAATAGAAATAGTAGACGATAAAGACAAGCGCAAGGATAACGAAAAATACGCCCTATCTAATACGCTCCAAATATTACAAGACTTACAAACTGAATTTTTAAAAGGTAGTAGCATAGTAACCCCAGACACTAAGCTAACGGGTAATGCTCTAAGTTGTACCCCTATAACGGGTAACTATAACAACCGAGTAGTAGGGTGGTCTACTGTAATGACTATAGAGGGCGCAAATGAAAGCGAGCCTTGTAATATTCCTTATATGCCTTTACTTAGTTGGGACTATGAAACACCAACCCCGCCTATAGATAAATTAGTAACGAGCGGTTATACTTGGTATAGTGCTACAGAAAAACAAGAGGGCAATATAGACTACGCTACTAATGAGTACGTAAGAGAATGGAAGCCAATAGTAGACGGTAAAAGCATAGGTACATTATTTGGCAGTACAACAACCGACGGAAGTATAGAGTATCAATTTAAAAATAAGGCTATTAATATTAAAGGTATAGACCCCGTAGTATTTACGGGTGGTCAAAGTACGATAGGTTTAAACGATATATATTTTATTAAAATAAACCAAATAACGGGAGGCACAAATAAAATTTTCTCTATAGTTTCAGCTACGGGCTACGCTGACTTAGTTATAACAAACGGAGTTATAGGGTTAAAAAATGAAAACGGTTATTTAGTGCCTTTGTCCCCTAGTGGCGATATAACGGGACTACAAGCGGGCAACCCAAAACTAGACGACCAAGACGCTATAATAAGAGATACGCCGTATACTTTTGGTATTAAAATACAAGACAGTAATAAAATACGTTTATACTACGGTGGTACTCAATACGCTGAACTAACTACAGTAGGCAATATTACGGGGGTAGGCACTTTTTATATAGGTAATAAGCTAGACGCTTCAGTCCTAGTAAAAACAAATTTTAACGTACAAGAGGTTATATATACTAACGGTACTATGAGCGACACAATAATAGAAAATACTATAGAATGGCTAAACGCAAAATAGGGGTAATAGATAATAACACTATTAACGCTATGGACTTATACGCTCAAGAGGTAGTAAAAAGAGCAAAGCGTAACCTTAAAATAAAAAAGAAAATAGAGGGCAAAGCTAGAATAACCGATAATACGGGAGCTCTAGCCAAAGGTCTTAGCTATAAATTGGTTAAAGGACAAAATACTCTAAATATGCGTTTTACAAGTAACCAACCTTACGCCGACTTTATAGAGCAAGGTGTAAAAGGTAGTACCTCTACTTATGCGTCAGCTAAAAAAAGCCCTTTTAAATTTAAGAGCCAAAACCTAGCTAGCGGGGTAGTAGAAGAGTGGATAAATACCAAGCCTATAAAACTAAGAGACCTAAAGACTAACCAATTTATAAGCCCTACAGAACAAGCAAAAAAACAAGCCTCTTTTTTAATAGGGCGAAGTATAGCTAATAAGGGTATAGCGCCTAGGCACTTTTTTAAAGACGCTATAGAAGAAACAAAAAAGCGCTTTGTAATGGACTTAGCGCAAGGCATGATAAAAGACACGTTTAAAACTTTTAAAGATATAGTAGAGTAATGGCAATAACTAACGCAAACTTTAATAATATAGACTACGTAAAAGCCTCGGGTAAAAGGTTAATAACTTGTAGTAGTGATAAGATAGGAACGACTAACGTATTTAATTATAGGTTTTTACTAGAATTACAAATAAGCGGTAAAACCTACTCTTATACTTTTAGACCTAATAACGAAAATTACGGCTTTATAAATATTACTAAAATATTGCAAGCGCATATAAAAGACGCGGGCGACGTGCAACAAACTTTAACTGTACCCGAGGGCTCTAGTGATACAGTAGTACAGTTTAAACAAAATATTCATACTATACCCCATAGCGGTCAGTTTGGTCTAATTAGTAATGCTACAAACTTAGACACTTTTATGATAGTTTGTACTTTATTTGACTTTTACGGCGACACTATAGACGCAGTACCCACTAAAAGAACGGCGGGTTCTTCTACGGGTAATTTACACGTAATAAGCGGTTACGATAGAGAGAGCGATTTAATAAATGAAAATTATAATAGCTATAAATTAACAAGCGTTACTAGTAGGTTTTTAAATAATAATTACGAGTTTAGCGGTAGTAATTATAAAGTAAGGTGTACTATGAGCGATTGGGGTACATTAAGCGCTTTTAGACCGTCAGCAGTTAACACATCTCAAAGCGCTCAATATATAAATATTACTTACGTAGATACTAGCGGGGGCACGTCTAACGCCTCAATATCTGTAAACATTACCCCACAAGTACAAACGGGGCTTATTACAACTTTTCCCGCGTACCCTCAAAACCTTAATAAACTACAGTTTATTACCCGCCCTATAGACGTACCTAACTTATCTCACTACTTTATAGTAGCTAGTACTACTACGCCAATAGGGAGCAACGCGTCGGCTTACTACCAATTTATAATAGAGGACGATTGCGAAAAGTACGACCGCCAGAGGTTTGCGTTTATTAATAATTTCGGGGTATGGGAATATATTACCTTTACCGAGCTACGTACAGATAATATAAGTAGTAGACCTACAAATATAAAAGGCTCTGTATTTAATTATGACGGCAACTATGAGGACAAATTTACGGCAAACGGTAACGAATACAGAGAGGCGGGCTACGTGCCAAACGTGGCACACCGAAGCGAAAAAACAGTAGCTACAAACTTTAACGAAACCTTTACAGTAAATACGGGCTTTCTAAGTAAAAGCGATACCGAAAAGGTTAAAGATATGTTTTTAAGCCATAAGATTAGTTATATAAATACTGACGGGTCAGCGCGTGGGGTTATATTAGAAACCTCTACGATAAACGCTATAAACAATATTAACAAACACTACGAGCAAGTAAGCTATAGTTTTAGCTTTAGATATAGCGTACCAACTTACAACAATATAATTTTTTAATATGGCTAGTACTTTAGTAGCAATAGATAGCGACGGCAATAAATTTTACCTAGACGTACTAAAAGGGCAACCTATTACGGCGGACTTTAAATTCAAAGATATAACCGACCTTAAAACAAAGGGTAGCCATACCTATAACTTTAGACTACCTAGCACACCTAACAACGATAGCTATTTTGCTACTTACTTTATGGCGGGTAGTTACTGCGCAAGCGACGGCACTAACTCAAATTTTAACCCTTATTTTAAAGCCGAGGCTTATTTATTACAAGATACTGTAGAAGTATTTAGCGGTTATCTACAATTAGTAAACGTATTTTTAAGAGAGGGCAATAGATACGAATATGAAGTAATTTTGTATAGTAACAACGTTTCTTTAATGGACGATTTAAAGGGCGTAAGTATGGCAGACGTAGATTATAGCCAATATAACCATACACCAACTACAGACAATATATACGACACTTACGCAAGTAATAGTATAGCTAACGGCGATTTAGTATATAGTCTTTGGGACTATGGTACAGGTATGGCAACTAGTCAGAGCTCGGAGTTTTTTGTACCCACTACTACGGGTTTTCCTTTTCCGCAATATAATAAAGTAATTATAAATTTTTTACGCCCACAAATAAGACTAAGCGCCTTAATAACTAAAGTACTAGGGTACAAAGGCTACACCTTTAGTAGTGCTTTTTTTGATAGTGCAATAGGTCAGAAAATATACTGCGACGTAAACTATAGCGGTAGCGATAGCCTAACAAGTAATACGCCAGAGAGTTACTACAAAGTAAAAGCACGTAATACGGGTAGTCAGATTATAGAGTACGGTAGTACGCAAAACATACTAAACACCCCTACAGAAGATTTAGACAATAACGGAAACTTTGACCCATCAACTAATATATATAGCCCCCCTTTTGGTGGAGTGTATCAAGTTACAATAAGGGCAACCCTAAACGGGCAAGCGGGCGATATGGGGACTAGTAGCCCCGCTAGGTTTGGTTTATATTTAAAGACGGGGTCAAATACGTATTTATTAATAACCTACGCGGGTAACGAATTTAATATAGGCGCGGGTACTACGCAAACTATTACCTCGGGCTTTGATACGTCAGTCCCAATATCTTTAGCAAATGGTAGCCAAATACAGTTAAGCTCGGCGTCTAATATAGTAGTAAGATTAATAACTGAAACTAATACCGCGTACCCCGTTGGCGATAATATACAAATAACAGACGCGTCTATACAAGTTGATTTAATCGGCGCAAACGAGACGGGGGCGCAAATAAGTATAAACCAACTATTTGGTAACTTAAAAGCCTTAGACTTTTTTACTAGTGTTATACGTAAATTTAACCTTACAGTAATACCCGACCCTACAAATAGTAAGCACGTATTTATTGAGCCTTACGATGATTTTATGAACGCGTCAAGCGGTGTAAAGGATTGGTCTAAAAAAATAGACTTTACTAAAGACGTGCAAATAATACCGCCTACTAAAATAAGCGGGCGTAACGCATTATTTAAAGACACACCTAGCGACGACTACGTATACCAAAGTATAGCCCGTTCTCGTAGGTTTACATACGGCGAGTACGACTATAATATAGGTAACGAGTTTAGCGAAACTACTAATAATTTTACTACAGTATTTAGCCCTACAATAAATTACCCTATTCAAGACGCGGGAATATATAGTAGCCCTATTATAACAACTGACGAGGACGGCTATAAAAATGTAGGGGGTATAAGACTAAGTTTTTACCATGGTACGGACACCGTAGACAACGGGTTAAAATATGCTTTATATTATGACGACGGAAGTAACTCGGGCGACTATAAACATAATTTAACAGTAGCGCCTTATTTTAGCGCTTTTAGTGAAAAAGATTTTCAAAATAGTAATACAGTTTTTACTATAAATTGGGGGTGTACTCTTAGCGAGCAGTTAGGACTATGGGAACAAATACCTTTACTTGGGTGCGCGCATAAATTCTGGCTTAGTTATATAAGAACAAACTTTGATAAAAACGCCCGTATGTTAGTGGCGTATATGAGACTAACCCCTAGCGATATACAAGACTTTAAATTTAACGACGTAATACATATTAACGGCGACGATTATATAGTAAACAGTATAAAGGGTTATAATATAAATTCAGCTACTATATGTAAGGTAGAGCTCTTAAAAACTTACGTAACCTTTGGTAGTTTTCCCGAGGACTACGACCCTAGTACGGGCGGGGCTTGTCCTACCATATTCGATATATACTCTGTAGACGGAGTAATTTATGACGCTAATACAAATAACCCCGTCAATGAAAGTTGTTGCGATATATTTAACTCACAGTTTAGCGGTGGTTTTGGGTTTTTTGTTAATGGGTTATGTTATACCCAACCCCAAAGAACTATACAAAGAGTAGAGCGACCTATAAATAATAACGTAAAGGGCGTAGATAACAAGTTCAAATTTTTAGAGGGTGGTAATATTCAAGGAAACCGCAACAATGTAGTAAACGGGGGGAGAGATATTAAAATAAACGGAAACGAAAATAACGTAAGGTCTGGAGTATTTAAAGTAGATATAACGGGCGATAGCAATATAGTACTAGATAAGTCTACCGACGTAACTATTATAGGTACGGGTAACATAGTTAGACCCGCTAGCGACAACATAGAAATAAATAACCAAACGGTAGTATATAATAACTCTTTAAGTAACATACGTATAACGGGCGACTACGGGCTAGCTTTAAATAACAACGAGGTAATAGTAAGCACGTCAGAGGAAAACCTAGTAGGAACTAGCCAAAAGGCAGAGCATATAATACGTACTACGGTAGCGGGTGGCTCTCGCGACGCTTGGGTAGGTCAGCTAGGCGCATTTACTACCTACCCCGTAGGTAATACTTATAACAGTGATTTAGGTATAAACGCCTTTAGGTTACCCGCTAAAACTTTAATAACTTTAACTATAACCCTACAAGCTACTACGGGAACTACTAATAATACGACTAATACGCAAAGTTGGGAAACTGTAAGAGAGTATAAAATATTGAGCGGTACTGCGCCTATTATATTATCTAGTAATACAGTAAGCCAAACACAAAGTAGCGAATTTACTAACGCAGAGATTCAGCTACACCCTAGTAGTAATATACCTTATTTATATAACGCTTATTTACTATGGCTAAGTTTACCATATAGAACACTCGTAAACGATAGTACATTTGTAATTAAAACAAATTACACCTCTAGTATATTAAGCGGTACGGTTACTACTAACGTAGTACCTACAGATATAACGGGCTGTAAATTATGGCTAGATAGCGCTAACTTTGGTAGTCTAAGTTTTAACTCTACAGTAGGTAGCGGGCAACCTATAACCGAATGGTACGACCGTAGCGGGGGGAATAACCACGTATTACAAAATAATGTTACATATATGCCCAAATGGTGGAGCGGTGCGGGAACTCTAGGCGGACGTCCTTACTTAGAGTTTGACGGTAGTACTGCGGTTATGTTTAGCACCGACGCAGACCTACTAAACTTAGCTAGTGGCGACAACACATTTATAGTAGTATTTGAGAGCGATAAAATAACTAGCGAGACTTTCGGGCAAGTGGTAGCGGGTATAAATACTAGTACGGGTTTTCCTAGGGCGGGTATAGTTGTAAACGCTAACGGTACGTACGGCGGTGGTAGTAATGATAGCGTAAGCTATTATAACGAAAATACCTCTACTAATATGTTTCAATGTAAAATACAAAACGCGGGCGTAACAGATAAAAAAATAGTAGTAGGTAGACGAGATAACACCGACCTAGATATAATAGACGAGA